CGAAGACTACGGCATCCTGAGTTCACTACGATGGGTGGAGGCTGAGGCGAGCCATGCTGCGCAAGATTCGGGTTTATGGGCGGCTGGCAAAGTTTCTAGGCCGGCGCGTGTTTCAAGCTGAAGTGGCCACGACCGCCGAAGCAGTGCGTTTCCTGGTGACCAATTTTCCGCAGTTGGAACGGCACATGATCGACCAGCATTACCGGGTAAGTCTTGGCAGCCACGACCTAACGCTTGACGAGTTACATGATCCAGCCGGCCAGCAGGAGATCAAAATTGTGCCCGTGCTGGCAGGTGCCGGTGTGGTAGGGCGGATCATTGCTGGGGTGGCGCTATTGGCCGTTGGTTTTTTAGTGCCTGGCATTGGGGCATTGGGCGTCCAGCTGATTGTGGGCGTTGGTGCTGCGTTGGTGCTTGGTGGAGTGGCGCAGTTGTTGACGCCTGTGTCTCAGTCCTATGCGGGTGGAGCCAGTGGAACAGATAGCGAAAAAGACCCTCGAAAGTCTTACAGTTTTTCTGGCATCCAAAACACCTCACGCCAAGGCGTGCCGGTGCCCATCGTCTACGGAGAAACCTTGGTTGGTTCCGTTGTGATCAGTGCCGGCGTTGATACCGTGCAGGTGACAGCATGAGCAGGATCGTCGGTGCAGGTGGCGGCGGTGGGTGCTTTTTAGGGCACACGCTGGTTCGGGTCCCGGATGGACAGCGGCGCATTGATGAGCTGCAACCTGGCGATCTGGTGCTCAGTTTTGACGACAGGGGCACTGTTCATCAAGCGCAAGTACTGAAGGTTCACGTCCACGAAGGCGAGCGTGTGATTCGCTACGGCCTTTGGGGCGGGTCCGTGTTGGATGCCACGCCAAACCATTGGGTGCTCAACCAGTTCAACGCCTTCGTCGAGATCGACACACTCGGCGCCGACGATTGTCTGGTGGATGAGAACGGCCACCTGCGGCCGATTGTGGACAAGGCCGACCTGTGCATCGGCACGGTTTACAACCTCACCGTGGAAGGTCACCACACCTTCATCGCCGGCGGGATTCGGGTTCACAATGCGGGCCTAGGTCTTGGCATTGTTGGCGCTGGTGGCGGCGGCGGCGGCGGTGGCAAGGGTGGCGGGGGTGAGCAGCGCACGCCAACCGAAGCAAGCGACAATCTCAACAGTACCCAGTACGCGAACCTAGTTGACTTGATTAGCGAAGGTGAGATCGAGGGATTAAAAGACGGCCATAAGTCAATTTTTATCAACAACACGCCGCTGCAAAATGCTGACGGCAGTTATAACTTTCAAAACGTCACCGTCTATACGCGCAACGGCACGCAAGCTCAGACATATATCCCGATTGCTTCCGAGGTTGAGGATGAGAAACCAGTTGGCGTGCAAGTACAACAGGCCACTCCGGTGGTCCGCAGTATTACTGACTCCAATATCAACGCCGCACGAGTTACGATTACCGTACCCCAACTACAGCTATTTACTGATCAAGGCGACATTGAAGGCACCAGCGTGCAGTTGCAAATTGCTGTGCAATACAACTCAGGTGGCTACACCACGGTGGTGGACGACACAATCGCCGGCCGCACTGCCGATTCTTATCAGCGCGACTACCTAGTCAACTTAAGTGGTGCGTTTCCGGTAAACATCAAAGTCACACGCCTTACAGCAGACAGCAGCAGCGCCAAGCTTGTTAATGCTTTTAACTGGACCAGCTATACGGAAATCGTCTACGCCAAACTGCGCTACCCCAACAGCGCATTGGTGGCAATTCGTGTTGATGCGGAACAATTCAGCAGCATCCCCAACCGTTCATACCTGGTGCGCGGCATCAAGGTGCGCATCCCCAACAACGCCACAGTGGACTCCACTAACGGGCGATTGACCTACAGCGGCGTGTGGTCAGGCACATTCGGTGCTGCCGCGTGGACAACAGACCCGGCTTGGATTTTGTTTGACTTGCTCACGTCCACCCGCTACGGGTTTGGTGATCACATTCAGACTACACAGTTGGATAAGTGGGCTTTTTACTCCGCCTCGCAATACTGCGGTGAACTGGTACCTGATGGCTTTGGCAGTTTTGAGCCTCGCTTTAGTTGCAACATCAACATTCAAACGTCCGAACAGGCATACAAGCTGATCAACGACATGTGCTCGGTGTTCCGGGCCATGCCGTATTGGAGCACCGGCGCTCTCACAGTTAGTCAAGACAAGCCGGCAGATACCAACTACTTGTTTACGTTGGCGAACGTTTCTGAAGACGGTTTTAGCTATCAAGGCAGTAGTCGCAAGACTCGCCCCACAGTGGCAGTGGTCAGCTACCTGGATCTCAACACTCGCGATATTGCTTATGAGGTGGTTGAGGACCAACCCGGCATTAGCAAGTACGGCGTAATCAAGACCGAGATTTCAGCTTTTGCTTGTACTAGCCGCGGCCAAGCAAGCCGTATCGGTGATTGGCTGCTGTACTCCGAGCGGTATGAGTCGGAGGTGGTGACTTTTACGGCCAGCATCGATGCTGGCGTGGTAGTGCGGCCGGGCCAGATCATTGAAGTAAGCGACCCGACCCGCGCGGGCAATCGCCGCGGGGGCCGCATCAATGCCGCAACCATCAACAGCGTGACGGTGGACGATGCAACAGGGTTAGCGGTTGCTCCAACGGCCACCCTGTCGGTCATCCTGCCCACTGGCACTGTTGAGAGTCACGGCATCACCAGCGTGATTGGCAACGTGATCAGCTTGGCCACGCCATTAAGCACCGCGCCAAATGCAAATAGCATCTGGATCTTTCAGACGAGCAACATACAGACATCTACTTGGCGAGTACTCACCGTCAGTGAGCAAGAGGGAGCCCAGTACGCGATCAGCGCGCTGGCCTACAACGCCTCGAAATACGAGTACATCGAACGGGGTGCGGAACTGCAACCACGGGACGTCACCGACCTAAACGTGATTCCGGTGGCACCGACCAATCTCCAGGCCACTGAGACGCTCTATGAACTCAACGGGCGGGCATTGGCCAAGCTGATCATCAGTTGGCAATCCGTGGTGGGGGTTAACGAATATCGCGTGCGCTGGCGGCCGCAAAACGGTAACTGGACCAGCAGCACCCAGGCGCGCCCCGATTACGAAATCCTCGACACCACAGCTGGGGTCTATGAGGTGCAGGTTTACAGCCTCAACGCAGCGCTGCGGCAATCTGTCGAGCCGGCCAGCTTGACAGTGCAGGCTTTCGGTAAGACCGCCCCGCCGGTGGCAGTGGCTGGCCTGTCGTTAATCCCGATCGATGAAGCCAGCGCCATCTTGAGCTGGAATCGCTCCACTGAGCTGGACGTGATCCTGGGCGGCAAGGTGCTCATCCGGCACAACGTCGTGCTGACCGGCGCAGTGTGGGAGGAAAGCAACGAGATAGTGCCGGCAGCTGGTGGCAACCAGACGCAAAAACAGGTGCCGCTGCTGGAGGGCACCTATCTGGTCAAGTTCGAGGACGATGGCGGCCGCCGCAGCCTGTCGGCCACAACCGTGATCGTGGACTTACCGACCCCGCAACCTCGCCTGCTCGTGCAGACCTACGCCGAGGAGCTGGAAACCCCGCCGTTCAATGGCAACTACAGCGACATGTTCTATGTAGCCAGTTTGTCTGAGGCCGGTGGGGCCAGCGGCATCCTGCTCAGCACCGGCGAAGACATAGACGACATGGCCACAGATGGCGATTGGGATGCGCTGCCGTCCATCGACAGCGTGGGCGGTGTGCTGCCCGAGGGCCAGTACGAGTTCGGCAGCACCTACGCATTCCCTGGCATCTTCGACTGCAACCTGCGCCGCCGGCTGGTCTACCTGCCTTATCTGCCGGGCGATTTCTGGGATGATAAGACCGCCGACATTGACACCTGGGATTTCATCGACGGCACCGGCGGTGACCGCGTGAACGCTGCCACCTACGTTCGCACCACTGATGACGACCCGAGCGGCACGCCTGGGTGGGGAGTCGGGCGGGAGATCAGCAACGCGCTCGTGCGTGGACGCGGCTTTCAGTTCAAGACGATCGCTACCAGCACTGACGAGGCGCAGAACATCCTGATCGAGGAGCTGGGCGCAGAAATGGAGTTGCAGCAACGGGTTGAGCAGTCCGTGGCACTCACCAGCGGTGCAGGAACTTACTCAGCGGTCTTCTCAAATGCGTTCTATCAGGCTCCAAGCATTGGCATCACTGCCTATGACATGGCTACGGGTGACTACTTTATGGTGGCATCCGTGACGCGAACGGGATTTCAGGTAACATTCAGGAACAGTTCAGGCAGTGCCGTGAGCCGCCAATTCACCTACACCGCTGTAGGCTACGGCCGGGAGATCTAAAGAATGGCGCAGCACGACTATGTAATTGCCAACCAGTCGGGCCTGAGTTTCAGGACTGACTTGAACAACGCGCTGGCGGCAATCGTCAGCAACAACAGCGGAGCGACAGCACCTAGCACAACATACGC